CTGCTGTATGTCGCTTTCACGAAGCTGCGTGCCATCGTTCAGCATGTGCAGCTTGTCGTTGTCCTCATTGCGTCGCCAGTATTCGGCCTCGCGTATGTGGTCGCGGCTGTTCCAATCGTCCGCCTCGTGATCGAGCGCGGCGCTGGTCGGCACATCCTCGCCGTCATCTTCGAGCCGATCCTTCGCGATGTCGGTGAACACAAACGCGAAACGCATATCGGCTTTATCATAATCCTTAGCGTCGGGATCGAGGTAAACCGTCTTTGGATCGGAAATGCGCCGTATATACAGCTCTTGGTCAAAGCTGTCCTCATCGGCGTAATCCGTCACGACACGCACATAGCCGATGCCGCTTTCCACCTGATGATAAATCGCGGTGGAATAAGCATCCATTGCCTTACTCTGATACTCGATGCGCCGGATGATGCCCTGGAATATCTGCGCGGCTTCGTATGTTGCCCGGCCGCCCGTGGGCGTGACTTTAATGGCGGCCTTATTCTGTCTCGCGTCGTTGATTATGAGCAGGTTGTGTTGCCGAGTTAGGTTGTTGGTGAGGCATGGCCGGTCGGCGCGCGCGTTGCGCACGGCTTGGTCCCATTGGTACATATTGCGGCTGTCACCGTTGGCGAATTTGGTGTCAGCCTCGGCATTGTTCCGCGCGACGCTTTCCCACATCACGCAGCGCTCAAAGCGGCGCTTGGCCTCGCTCATAATATCGTCGTCGTCATCGGCCATTAGGCGGCGGCCCATTCAAAGAGTGGCATCGGTTGCGGCGGGCGTGGTGGTTCAGCCAGCATGTGCCGTCATCGCGCAGCACGCGGCGCACCTCGCGGAACACGCCCACCACCGCGGCAATGTAGGCGTCCGGCGTGGCCTCAAGCCCGAGCTGCCCGGTCACACCATAATCACGCAACCCATAGTAGGGCGGCGAGGTGACGCAGCACTGCACCGAACGGTCCGGTAGGGTTGGCAGCAGCTCGCGGCAATCCCCGTGCAGCGTCGTGATCAAGCTGCCATCCACCCGGTATTGATGCGTTGTGCGTCAAACTGCATGTGCGCCGGTGGATCGTCGGCGCGTATCGAAGCCTCGCGCACGCCCAGCGCCAGGTAGCGCGCGGCATCCGCGCCATGCGAGGCGAAATCATGCACCGGCGAGGATCGCCATGTCTGCGCGTTCTCATTCCACTCGCGCCGGTAGTTCCGCAACGATTTGATCCCACCCGCACAGCGTTCAGCGTCAAACCACGCACGCGGCAGGATCAGGCGAACCGCGTTGATGCCATCGGCGACGCTATGCTGCCCAACCTGCCGATGCGGTGTGACGCCAAGCCCGGCCAGCGTCTCGGTGCGGCTGCGCCCGCTGCCCAACTCGCGCACCGCGGCGTCGTGCGGCAGCAAGTGCCGTTCGTAGATGTATGGTTTCGATCGCAACCATCCGGCATAGTGATCGAGCCCCACGCCGCTGCTTTCGTAATAGTCGATCAAGCGCCACTCGCCGCCGCGGGTGATCTGCGCGCACCAGATGGCGGTGCTATCGTCTATCCCGAGGTCCCAAGCCGTCCACACCTTCAAGTTTGGATCGTGCGGCACGCCGGTTATGCGGCCTTCCGTCTCGGCATCGTTCATCAGGCGGCCGTAGTATGCTCCGCTGTTCGGCGCATCGAATGAACAGAGCATTTCCTGCCCAAATTCCTCGATGCTCATTTCGACGCGCAGCCGCTCGATCGCTTCGCCGCTTAGCGTGTTCGTCTTTGTGTAGTCGAGCAGGTAAGCACTGTGCCCTGGTGTGATACGCGCCCTGTCATACGCTGCCTGTAGCAGCCCGCGGCCCTTCGGGGTGCCGCTGCGCACGAGAACACCATCCCGATCGGCGAGCATCGGTTCAATGACCAGCGGGACCATCGTTTGCGGGTGATCATCGAACTCATCCAAGATCACCTCATCAGCGTAGCCACCGCGCCAACTGTCCTGGTTGTCCGCGCCGCCGCATTGGAATATCGCGCCGTTGGCCAGCCGGATCGCCATTTCCGAGCGCCGGATGACAGCACCAGGGAGGCTATCGGCCGCCCTGGTGAGCTGGTCCCACAAGCCCGTCCTGGCCCACATGACGCCGAACGGCAGGATATGCACGACGCGGGGCAGCGGCTTGCGGCACAGCAGCGCGCGACGCAGGCCGCGCCACATCAGCGCGGTTGACTTTCCGGCCCGGCGGTGGACCACGGCGACGATCCGCGGACACGGATCATTGAGCAGCGGCACTTGCCAAGGCCGGGGCGCGAACGGCAGGGTAACTTTGGCGCGTTCAGCCATAGGAGCGACAGAGCAATGTCAAAACGAGATAAACCACTGCGTGATGTGATCGAGGCGAAGGCGCACACCGATGGGCGCTATGCGATGGCGTTGGCGCTATGGGCGCAGGCCGAGCACATGGACGAAATGCGCGCGGCGATGCGCGGCATTGGTGCAAGCATCAATCAGCTTGCCGATGCGATACAACGGATGCGGCCGATGGTGACAGTCGAGACGGCGGCGGTGCCAGCGAAGGCGAGCGATGAAGCTGCGCGGTGATTGCCTTAGCGCTGCATATTTCCAACGGACACGCTTTGATCATGCCGCCCGTGACGTTACCATACCACGCCGGGAACAGGCGGTTAGACAGGCAACCGATGAAGCTGTGCCGCGCCACAGCTATGTGAGTCATCCGTCAACCCGACGTTAGGCGATGTGCAGACCCGGCGGCAGCTTGTCATTGCGCGGGCCGAAAGTGCATTGGACCCTTTGCGAGCGCAGTCGGAACAACCCGACCAGATCGGCCTCATTGCGCTCCAACAGGCGGGCATAGTAGGCGGCGTGGTTGTTGTTCAGCTTCAACCCGTCACCGCTTCGCGTCTCGACGCCAACCTGCCAGCGCACCCGCTCAAACAACGCCTTGATCGAGCAATGTGTGTGGTAGTTTTTCCACTCGCGGGCGTAGCGACAGAGCAGCCGGTAAATTAGCGGGTTGTCGGTATGGAACTGCCAGAACGCACGCTCCAATTTGCTCGCCGCTTCCGTCATCCATGCCCCGTTCAGTCGTTGGCCATCTTGGGATCGGGCGCCGCCCACTCGATCAAGTCCGGCTCGGCATCGATCACGACGCTGGCGATAGTTTCATGTGCAACTGTCGTTGACGTTGGCGCATCGGCCCAGCGGAAATCAACCTGCAGCGGCACGCCGTCCTTCCCGGTGACTTGCAAGGGCAGAACCTTTCCGACAAGGGCCAGGAACGGTCCGGGATTTTCCTCCGCCTGCCGGGCCAAATAGTGCACGCCGCCGGCCTCATGCAGCGCGCCGATGATCAGCGCTTTGATGTCACCGTTGAACTTGTTGGGTATGCCCTTGGGGCGTCCGGCCCCGGCCCGCGGTCCGCCGCGGCCACCATGCTTGAACTGTGTTGCGGTGCTACTCACGGTTGAAACGGTCCGTCTAAATTTCCAGACAAGCTAGCTCGCATCCCTACTGGTGAGTAGCGACAGCCCGACGATGGCCTCCCGCATCTGGCCAAAGCACACCAGCCCGACAACGGCGGTATCACGGGAGACTGACAGCACCACGGCATCGTGCCGGTCGAAGGCGCCGCCAGCGAGCCTGCAGGGGGCGCCAGGACGCCAGAGCGAGCTGGGAGGGGTAGGGGTGCGGCGAGACGCCTCGGTGGCTCTGACGGCCTCGACAAGCCCGTTGCCGACAATCCCCGGATTTCCGTCGCTTGCCATCAGCAGCCGGCGCACCCCGCGGGTGTGCTGCACTGGCCCCCACGGATCGCCGGCAGCGAAGCGGACCAGCAGATAGCCGGGCCACAGCGGCACCTCGACGTGACGGGTCATGGTGCGCAGCACCCGATCCTGTCGGATGACGGCGCACAGCGGGAGATAAACGGTGAAGCCTTGTTCGGTGAGGCAGGTTGCGGCCCAGCGCTCGGCTTGTGGATGCGTTTGGGCAACGTGCCACGCCGGTTCTGTCCGGCTGCCGCACCGGGCGGGCGCGACGCCTTCCGGTTCCGACACAAGCCCGATATGACGCCTAACCTGTGAGTCGTCAAGCCTAACGGCGGCGGTGTCCGGTACGGAAATAGGGGCCAAATTGG